TAGATGCAAAATCAGCTAGACGAAGAAGTTGTGCTAATTGTGACTATGGAAACATTGACCCAGAATATTTGAAAGCTATGGAACATGTACCTTATAATAGTTTTGACAAGGATGGTGGTATGAGAGTTTGGTGCGATAAGTTTGATTTTATATGTCATGCCACTAGAGTATGCCAAGCTTGGGAGGATGAAGATGGAACAAGTGATTGAACAAGTAGATAGTGGAATACTTTACTTATCTATTGTAGGATTAGTAATATCTATATATTATAGTATTAAATATAAACATTTATACTGTAAACATTGTCCATATTTTTTAAGTTTTATGTTATATACTCAAATATTTTATACTGTATCAGCTACTATATTTAGTGGTAATAAAATAATATCTGATATATCAGATTTAAATTATGATACTGTATTTTTCATTTTTCCTTTATTGCTTATGTTTTGTAATTTTTTTAAAGAGGATTGTAAATGCCATTAAAACACTTAAATGATGTACCACAATTTAACAGCCTATTCGTTTTATTATTAGGCTTATGGGGTGCAGTTATGAACTACTTAAAAAGAAAGCACGATAAATATACTACTATTAAAAAAGTAGGTTTTTTTATACTAGATGTACTTACTAGCGGTGGTATATCAATAGTTACATATCTAGTGCTATATGGTTATACAGGTAATGAATTTCTTAGTGTAGGTGTTAGTGGTGTATTTGCACATCTAGGTACTAGAGCGTTTTATATATTTGAACAGATAGTAGTACAAAAACTAGGAGTTACGCTATGAAGCAATTAATAGAAACCATAAAAAAACATGAGGGATTTAGTTCTATTCCATATACAGATAGCAAAGGTTACCCAACAATAGGTAAAATAAAATAAAATGATGACACTATGGGTCTTTAAACTTAATTATGGTACAATAATAAAAAAGGATTTGTTATGAGTACAATAGTTAAAATTAAAGATTTTCCAGATTATGGAGTAACTAAAGATGGGAAAGTATATAGTTACAAAAGAAAAAGATTTTTGTCAGAATATGTTGGAAACAATGGGTATATAGAATATTCACTAGGCAGAGGAAATAAAATTTTAGGACATAGGCTCGTAGCTAAAGCTTTTTTGCAAATACCTGAAGAGGCAAACAAATGGAAAAGAATTATTGTAAATCATATTAATGGAATAAAAACAGACAATAGAGTAGAAAATTTAGAGTGGTGTTCGGACTCTCATAACAATTACCATGCCTATTCAACTTGCGGTAAAAAAGTTTCAAATAAAGTAATCGAATCAATTGTAAACAGTGCGAAAAAAAGAAAAGGCACAAAAATATATAAATTAAGAAAAATACAAAAAGAAGATGAAAAAAAACTATGTGGATTATATTTATCTGGTAAAACAATAAAAGAAATATCAAAAAAATATAATGTATCAACAACTGTAATCAAAAAAATATTGAAAGAAAACAATATAAAGACAAGAACCAGAAAAGTAAAAGTTATATCAATAGATAAATATGGTAATGAAGTTATCTATGATAGTATAGCGACAGCATCTAAGAATACTCGTACTCAAAGTACAAATATACAAAAAGTTTTAAAAGGACATAGAATAAAAGCAGGAGGATATAAGTGGAAAACCTTATAACAAAAATAAAAAGACATGAATCATTTTCTAGTATGCCATATATAGACCCGATAGTCGATGTTGATGAAAAATTTAAGAAAGAATATGGGAAAAAATTATCATCATTAAATTTAACTATTGGTTATGGAACCAAACTAGGCATTAGTAAAGAGGAAGCAGAATGGCTACTAAAACATAGATTAAAAGGAATGGTGTTTAAAGTAGATTATAGATTAAAGTTAGAAGATATAAATGTATCTGATAATGTAAAACAAGCTTTATACAATATGGCATACAATCTTGGAGTTGATGGATTATTCAAGTTTAAAAAAATGTTACAGGCTCTTAAAGACAAAAACTATGAGTTAGCCAGTAAAGAAGCTTTAGATAGCAAGTGGGCTAAAGAAGTTGGTTCTAGGGCTACAGAAATAGCTGGTATAATAAGAAAAGGATAATAGATGAGTTCATCAAGCTATGTAGGTTATGCAGCTGGAATAAGTGCAGTATCTAATATTTTTCAAAGTATAGCTGCTACATCAGCATTAAAAAGTCAATTGAAAGCAGATACAAATGCAAAAATAACTAATGCTTCAAATACTGTTGATACATATGCTTATCAGAGAGAATTAGCAATAGAGAATATTAATAATCTAAATCAAGTTCTTGGCGATAAGATGTCTGAAAGAGGATTAACTAGATTAAAAGAAACAGCACTACTTAAAGCTGCTAGTGCTGAAACAGGAACAACAGGTGGTACTACTGATTATGCTACACAAGAAGCTTTTTTAACAGAACAAATGGATAAAGCTAATATCAAAGCACAAGGAAATCAACAACTTAAACAATTATATAGTAACATGGAAAGCAATACATTAAATACAAGAAATAAAATAGACAGTATATTAATTGGTGGTGGAGTATCAATAGAAACTAATCCATTATTACAGGGAATACAAGGTGGACTAAGTATAGCTACAAATACAATAGGACTGCTACCTGATAGTGAGAAAGCTAAATTGTTTGGTATAGTTCCTGAAAAGAATGTATTAGATAATTATAAATCAGTATTGGAGAGATAAGAATATGAAAACACAAGGACTAAATACAATAGCAGGAACTAGAAGAACTACAACTGCTCCTAATGCCAATATGATTAATAGTAATATAGCTTCTGCAATAGTGCAACCAACTAAGCAGGTGGACAATACACAAGCTTTAATAGGTGATATAGGTAAAATGTTAGGTGGACTTGTAAAAACTCACCAGAAGGCTTCTAAGGTAGCTGGTGAACGAGTAGGAGTTGATAATCTAATAGCATATAAGAATGAAATGGATACTCTTAATCAACAATATGCTTCAAAGAAAAATTTAACTTCATCAGACTTTATAAATAAGACAGCACAAGAAAAACTAATATATGATAAGTATATGGAAAAAGGTGTATTTAAAGATAATGAAATAGCTAATCAAGGTTTTAAAGATACTTATGGTATTCCAGCAACTAAATTACTTATGTCAAAGAAATTACAGAATATAAATAACCAAAAGAAACTATTTATAAAAGAAGAAGTAACCGATATATCTAATTCAGTACATAATTTAGACTTTATGCTAAACAAAACAATAATAGATGGATTTAAAAAGAGATATGCAGACATAGGACTAGACCCTAAAGATGTAGATAAAATGGTGTTACAAAGAAGAAGTACAACCCTAGCAACAGAAATAAAAAATAACACAAGTGAATATTTTACTGCTGGAGGACAAATAAAGCAAGATAAAATTGATGCTTTAATTGGCGATACATATTCTACATACATAAATAGTAAAGATAGTGAACTTATATCTAAAATAAATAAATCAAAAGAGCAAGTAAACAGCTATATTGAGACTAGAGCTAATCAGGCAAAGAGAGATTATTACAATAGTGCAGTAAGTGTAGCTTCAGCATATACATTTAAAGGTGTACCATATACAGATGAAAATGGTATAACTCATCACTTTGCTAATCAAAAAGAATATGAGAATATGTTGTCTGTACAATTTCCTGAATTATCAAAAACAGACCATACTAAACTAATGGATAAATATAAAGACTTAACAACAGTAAAAAATGCACAAGCTAGTATAAAAATATGGAAAAATAATTTTGATGAAAAAGTAAATAAAATATTAAATGCTGGATTTACTCCTGATAAAGATACAGTACAATCACTAATAAAAGAAGCTGGTATATTAATCAAAAGCAAAACATTAACATCAACACAAGAAGCTACTATCAAGATAGAACTAGAAAAAGCCAAAGCAATACAATCGGGGAATAATATAGTAAATGGAATTATAGACAATGTAGTTGATGGTAAAACAACAATAGAAGATGCTATAGACACCATAAATAGAGGAATGGTTAATCCATTTAATAATAAACTTATAAGCCATACACAATTTAATACAATAGCAGAAAAAAGAATATCTGATATATCACAAAATATAAGTAATATAAAAATGGATAAAGATAATATACCTAAATTTCATAATAAACTAAAAGAATTGAATAAGTTAGAAAAACTAACCACAGGAGATACACCTAGTTTATTTAGTCGTTTTGATAATATCCTTAGAGATAAAACAAACATAGATAATATGTCAATGAATGATATACATCAATTTATAGAGTATATAAAATATCAACATGATAATAATCCTAGTGGTATATATCAAGCATATTTTGGTGATGTTGTAGCAGTACAACAAAAACTAAATGATTTAGCACTTGATGCTAAAACACCATCATCAGAGAAACTAATAAATGCTAAGGTATATATGAAGAATATGTTAAAATTTCCCAATGTACCACCTAATGGAAGAATACTTATGGCTAAAGCTGTTAAGAATTATATAGGGGATAAAGGTTTTAATGAGACTACGGCACAAGGTATATCTCATGTATTGATGACATTATATACAGGTGCAAATTATAGTAATGATAATCTTAAAAAGTTTATTAATACATTTGAAACATACGATATGCCTAGTGCAGGACATATATTTAGTAATAAAAGAATAATCAAAAGTCAGTCATTTAAAGACTCACATGTTGAGTGGCTTATAAATGCAGAAATTAAAGCATATAATAAAGATATACATCATACAAAGATAGGTTTAAATGATGTAGAGCCAATAGCATTTACTAAAACAAAGAATGGTGAAGCAACAGGAATTGCATATTATCTAATGGTAGAAACACCAAATGGTATGCAAAGTATAGGAGAGTTATCAGAAGATGTATATAAAAAAGCATATAGGAAACAATAATGGATAATAGAGATTTTACTGATTTAGAAAGATTTAATACTGTTACTACTCCATCAATAGGTAATACTTCTGCTGATATAAATCTTATACAAGAGAATGTTACAGCTGAAAGAAATAAAAGAGAACAAGCTATAAATAAACTACAAGTAGATGCAAGACAAGCTAATCCTGATAGGTTTAATAAAGGTGGTGGACAATCAATAAAATATATATTAGACCATAGAGGAGAAACTAATACAGACAATAAAGAAGCTACAAAATACATAGATGAGAAGTGGAAAGCAACCAAACAAGTAGCTAAAGAAGGAAATTACATTTTTAAATGGTTGGATAGTAAAGAAAGAGATAATAGAATAAAAAAAGCAGATACATCTCTAAATGCCAATCCTATAAATATAAAAGATACTATGGCTATGGATATACTTAATAAACAAGGATTACCATTAGAGTATCTTAAATATATAAGAAGTGCTAAAACAGATAAAGGGTTAGAAACAACTATTGAATGGGCTAAAGAAGATGCTAAAACAAAAGGATTAATAGCTAAAACAATGTCTAGTAAAGAGATAGCATTAACAACAATAGCTAGTTCATTGCTTACCCCAGATATGGTTATACCCGTAGCTTTACCATCTGCTATATATAAAGTAGCAAGAATAGGTGAGGCATTAGATAAAGCAAGTATAGCATATAAGGCTAGTCAAGTAGCTAGAACAACTAAATTTATAGCTGGTACTGAATTTGGAGCACAAGCAGCCACATCATTCTTTCACCATAATATAGATAAAGACTATACAACTGCTGATGCAATAACTGATACATTAATTTATGGAACTATTGGAACAGCTATCACTAGATTTGTAACACCTAAAGCACTGGAAGATATAGCTAACAATACTATATATGGTAATGAAACTAAAGTACATAAATGGTTTAAAACTGAAGCAGAAGCAAAAGCTTATGGTTTAGAAAAACCAAAAATAAAACCAATAGACACTAAAATAGTAACACATGAAGCAGAAACAAATATTGCAAAACTAGAGTCAAAAAGAATAGTAGCTAGAATAACAAGAAAACAAAAACTAATAGAACCAAGAAGTAGATTAGCTAAAGCAGAACAAGAACTTAAAATAGCTAAAACAGAGCAAGATATATCTAAAGCTAAGCTAGATATACAACAAGCTAAAGATGATATAAAGCTTATAGAGAGTGAACATAGAAAAATTATGTTAGGTCATCTTAAAAATATTAAAGCTATAAGAGAATCTATACCACAAGCATTAAAGGTTGAAAGATATACTTGGCACACACAAGAACCAAGTAGCCAATTAGAAAAGATATACCAATCAATAAAAAAAAATAAAGATATAGGGCATACACAAGTAGTAGAAAAACAAATTGATATAGCTAAAGAGAATTTTCCTGAAGAAACAAAACAAATAGAAGATTTAGTAACAGGTAAAAATAGAAGTTTTCTTAATAGTATAGCATTTAAAAAACTATCTAAAACACAAAAAGCATTAGTTATATCTTCAGGTTTAATAGGTACTTCTGCATACGCCAGTGGTGGTTCTAGCCAAGATAATACTGCAACTAATATAATCACTGCATTATTAGTTATCGCCTTAGGATATAGCTTTAGAGGCTCTTTAAATGCACTATTTAAATCTCAGACAGGAATAGGTGGATTAACAGAAGGATTAAAGAATAGTTTAGTAAAAGCTTCTAAAGATATAGTACATGAAGAGAGCATGGTAGATGCTGGAGCATTAAGAAGAACATCTACTAGTTTAGCTGAAAAAGCATATACTCAATTTCTGTCAACATCTGCTCCATTTGTTAAAGCTGGTGGAAAAGCAAAAGAGTTTATAACTAAAATGTTATTTAATAAAGATTTTGGAGATGGAGCATTAACTTTAAAAACAGAATGGACTAAAGAAAGAATATCTAATTATAATATAGCTGAAAAAAAATGGTTTAGAGTATGGCAAGAAGAAAATAGTTTAGGTAGAAATATATTGGCTATGAACCAAAATGATATGAAAAGGTTTAGAGAACTTGTCATGAATGTTAAAGAGGGAGTTATTGATAGTGATAGTAAAGCTATACAAGGATTATTAGATGAAGCAATACATAGTGGAATGGAACATATGGTTGAGGTTAATAAAACTTATGGTACACATGGATTTGATAAAATAAAATATGAAAAAAACTATGTACCAAGATTATGGAGAAATTCTAATATAAATACAATATTATCTACAATGACAGATACACAAATAGAAGCATTTAGACAAGTGTTAATAAAATCAATAGAGAGTAAGAATGCTATAAAAGAAGCAGATACTTTTATAAAAAGTTGGAGAAGTAAAATATATAATGCTAGTGAAAGCAGTAAAGCAGATATAGTGGGTATGTTGTCTAATCAGGGCTTATTAAAAGATGGAGAAGATATAGATACAATACTTGATGCCATTACCGGTGTAGGTGATAGAACAGCAAGAGCTAAGTATAAAGTTAAGATGAATATGAGAACCCTAAAGGAAGGATTAGATGAGCTAGGAATAGAAGGTCTAGGCTTTAATGATATACTTGATAGGAATTCTGCATCTATTATGGATAAACTAGCTAATCAAATGTATGGCACTGCTGCAATGTCTAAATCAGGATATACTTCATCTGTTAAGCTATCAAATGCTATTAAGGCAGTAATGGAACAAGATAGTGAATTAGGTAAACAAGCACAACAAATAGCAGATATTGTTAAAGGTGTGCCTTTGGAAACAGATAATAAACTACTGCAAGATTTATCTGGTGTAGCTAAAGACCTTACAATAGCAACTAGACTTCCTACTGTAATATTTTCTATGCCACCAGAAATGTTGCAAACATTGTTTTCTAATGGTTTTTTTAATGGTCTTAAAAATGTAGGTAAAGCAATAAAAGTTAAAATAGGTAAAGGAACAGAAGCAGAACAACAACTAGCACAAATAGGTGGACTAGGTAGAAGTACAGACATGCTAAATCTTAGATATGCTCATAGAGGATTTTCAAATGAGTTTTTAGAAAGTGGTAGTGGAGCATTTAATGAATTTAGAAAAGGTACTATGTTAATGAGAGATTTAGTTGTGTATTGGTCTGGATTAGCTGGCATAGGTGATGTATTGCAATTAGCTAATAAATTTGCACATACAGAACAAATAGCCAAGATAGCTAATAACTTAGAGCATAGTATCCCTAGCGAAAGATTTATAGAATTTGGTATTACTAAAGAAAGAATAGCTAGACTTAAACAGCATATGAAGTTTGATAAAGACGGTAATCTTTTAGCAATAGATTATGGCAAAATGGGTATTAAAGCACAAGATGATTTAAAGGCTATGTTGTTTAATATGAACCAAGCTATAACACCTGAAACAACAGTAGGCGAAACTGCATTGTTTGCACATACTAGCTCACTTGGTAGAGTAATGAGCAGCCTAGTGTCTTATCCTATGCAACAGTTTAATATACAAGGCATACAAGGTGTTAAAAGAATGGATAAGTATAGTGCTATACAATTAATGGCTGGTATAGGTGGAACATATTTAGGGTTAAGTGCTAGAAATTCTCTGTTTAATAAAGGAATGTCAGAAGAAGATACATTAAAATATTCTTTGCTTAATTCACCTCAATTATTGGCTGCTGGTGTTATAAGAGCTAATGCTAATCCTGCACCAATGAAAACAATACAGAATATTACATCACAAATATCAAACCTAATGCAATTTACTGATAGTAGTTATGGGAGTAAATATATAAATGAGTAAACAAGAAGAGTTAAAACAATTAGATGATTTGCTTAGAAGCAAAATGATAGAATGTTTGCAAGATGATGGGGATATATCTATATTAAAAGATTTATCACCTATCGTAATGTATCTTAGTAAAAATAATACAGTAGCAGAGAAAGCTAGAACTACTGAAGAAGATATTATAAAACAAAGAATAAGAGAAGCAGAAAAGAGAAGAAAAAATAAATGATAGATTTCGTTACAGCTACACCAGAAGAAACAATAGAATATTTTACCCAAAATAAATGGGGAAATGTATATGATGATGATAAATATTTTAGAGACGAAGAGTTAGAAGATAATTTCATAGTCTTTTGTACTTATGCTTTTGCTTGGCAAGGATTACCTAGACCTACCTATAATCAATATATGATAGCACTACATCTATATAAAAAAGAAAATCAACACAGAATGGTATGGGCGAGCAGAGGATTAGGAAAGAGTTACTTCTCACAATTATATGTAACTTGGAGATTATTAAATAATCCTAACGAGCATATATTAGTAATGTCTGCTTCTACAAGTAGAGCTAGTAATTATACAGGTTTTGTAAAGAAGCTGATAGGTCTATTGCCTATAACTAAACCAATGATGCCACAACACAATAAACAAAGAACTTCATCTCTTGCATTTGATGTTGTAGGTGCAGAAGCTAGTGATAGTCCATCATTGTATGCTGTTGGTGTAGGCACTGCTGTAACAGGTTTTAGAGGTACTTTGGTTATTGCAGATGATATAGAGAGTAGTGTTACAGCTCAATCTACTACACAAACAGAAACAACTTTACAACAATTCTATGAAGCAATGAACTTGCTTATAAGTGGTAAAGATGAAAGTATTATATTAGCTACTCCTCACTCTATTAGTAGTTTATATATTGAACTATTAGATAGAGGTTGGAAGCTATTAGCTTTACCTGCTGAAGTACCTGGTAGTGATAGTGCTTACTTTGGTGGTTTATCACCCCATATTAAAGATATGATAGATAAAGGTATGATAGGTATAGCAGTAGATGAAAGACTTAATAAAGACTTCTTGTTATCCAAAAAGATGAGAATAGGTAAGTCTAACTTTAAATTACAATACCAATTAGATGTATCAGATAGTGATGATTTAAAATATCCATTAAAGCTATCAGACTTTATAGTTATGGATGTAGATAATGAAGGTGCTCCATTAAAAGTAAATCATTCATCTATGCCTGATAAACAATTATATATAAAACATCATGGTTTTAAAGCTGATAGATTTTATAGTCCATCTTATATTAGTAATGAAACTGCACCTTATGAAATGAAATTAATGAGTATAGACCCAAGCGGAAAGGGTAAGGATGAAATAGGTATCTCCATTATATATTCTTTAAATACTAGATTATTTATTAAAAAGATAACAGGTATTCAAGGTGGCTATGAAGATGATAATATGATACAGATAGCTCAATTATGTAAAATACATAATATAGATACTTTGCTATTAGAAGAGAATTGGGGAGGTGGTATGTTTACTAAAATGTTAGAACCTCATCTAGTCAGAATAAGTCCTAAGACAGAGATAGATGAAGTTAATGTTCGAGGACAAAAAGAAATTCGTATTATAGAAGCACTAGAACCACTCTTAAATCAACATAGATTAGTTATTGATAAAGATACACTAGATAAAGACTTTAACGCTTCAGCAGTCAATAGCTTTACTTACCAGCTATCTAAGATAACTAAAGAAAAAGATAGTCTAAGACACGATGATAGATTAGATAGTTTAGCTAATGGTGTAATTTATATGATAGATAAAATGAGTGATAATGAAGAGTTTGGAATAGAGAAATGGAATGAGAAAGAGGGTAAAAATAATTTAGATTTTACCCTCTCAATGTTTGACAACAGAAATATAGTTAATTCTAATTATGGCTTAGTCTTCTAAAATAAGCTTTTTATGTTATGTTCTTTATTACAAAATAACTTTTCTACCACTTTGTTATTTGCTGCTCCTGATAAAGTGCATCTATGCTTAAATTCTGCTACACAAGGTAAATCAAACTCATAACTACTCACATAAATTTTATATGGACTTTGTTTTATATAGTCCATAAGCTCTTTATAATTTAAATCCTCTTTATATTTTGCAGTACCATAGTATGGTGGGTCAAGATAAATAATTGTTTCATTTATTGGAGTATCTATAACAACTTCATCATAAGATTTGTTTTGTATCTCGAGCTGTTGGAGCTGTTGGAGCTGTTGGAGCTGTTGCAGTCGTTCTAGGTGTTGCAGTCGTTCTAGGTGTTGGAGGTCTATTATTCCAACTTGTTTTTTTAACATTGCCATAATAGTTATTCTATCTTTACCCATGTAACTTTTATCTATCATTTCTTTTTTATATAAATTATTAAAAGCCTGTCTTGATTTTTCGCATTGATTTATGACTATTTCATGCAATAACCGCTTAGGCTCTTCGATGTCTCTACCAAACAAATAATCTTTTTGATTATTCCCAAAACTCCAAACAACCGCACAAAGTCCACCAAACCAAGTATTGTCGTTTTTATGTTTATTAAAAGTATCTCTATCTGCCCATTTGTAAAACTCTTTAGCTACACCTTCCTTTTGTATTTTTTTTAGTAACTCAACTACTCCAGTATTTAACTCATTATAGATAACCCTTTTAATCTTTTTTCTCCTCAAAGCTTCAAAACTTATGGCTCCACCACCACCAAACAAATCATAGAAGTATTTAGTATTTGGATTGGCTTGTAATATCTTATCTATAATTGGTTTTGCTAATTTTCGTTTACTGCCCATATATGGCATACATAACTTCACTACTTATCCTTTACAGTCTTATGTTGTTTCATCTCATCAACTATACTTCTTATCTCTGATACAGGTAAATCATTAATACCAGCTATATACCCTTCTAAACCTAACAGAGCAGTAAACAACTGACTATCATTGTCTGTTTCTATATTAAACTTAGCTCTGTTCTTTTTGTCAAATTCTATATATATCTTTCCCATTTTGTTTTCCTTTGTGTTTATGGTATAATTTCAATACCTTTTGATTTGAAGACTTCTTACATCTTCTAGGGATAGGAGTAATTACCTATCCCCTCCTCTTAAACTAATTCACTAATACATTGCGTAGCAAACCTACTTAAACCTCGTCTATCTATTAACTGATAATACATACCTATACCATCTTTACCAAATACATCTTCAAGTAAATCTTGTATCTCTTTTTTTGTTATACAGGCATCTACCTTAAACAAATCTATACAATCCTCTTTATAGTTTAAAACTACTAAGTATTTATTCTTCATATCAATCCTTCCATTGCATTATCAAAAAACTTACCACCAATATTCTTATTATTAAAATTATCATTAAACAGTACATCTTCTTGAAATAATAATTTCTGTTCCAAATAAGTAGCAGTTCTTTTATTTGAGGTAAAATATAATATCTCTTTTAATATCAATTTCTTACCCTTATTCTCTTTACTAGAACCAACATACTTTATAAAAGGTAAATCTTTTAGCTCTACTCTCTTATAGTTCTTTCTAATAGCTAATTGCTTTTTGGTTGGTTTAATCTTTCTTATAGCTCTTACAGTCTTATACCCTATATACATAGTCATATCTTCATAATATAACTTATATACGATATGAGTACAGTTATCAGGTATATCATTATGAGATAATACTCTTTCTCCTTTATATATCCAATTAATCAAATAATCCTCCTATTTCACTATCTATTTTCTCTGATAGTTTATCGATAGCATCAGTACCTAATTTATCAAATAAATAACCTATAAGACTATTCTTATCTTTATCAAAATGTATAAACACTTTACTTTGATAATCATAAGCACAAAAGAAAGGACTAGATTTACCAGTCCAATCTTTTTTCACAATATAGATTACTTTACCATTAATAATACTAGAGTTAGTTTTAGTTAATCTTTTTATCTCTGGCTCATAGACTTTACATTTATCTATATCTCTCATTTTAAAAATCTATTTCATCATCTTCGTCTATTTCTGTCTCTTTTGTTTCCTCTAGCTTAACTCTCTTTATAGCTTTATCACTATTAAGAAAGTTCTCTGTATCTTTCATCATTTTAGGTTCTTTTTCTTTAAGTACCTCTATCGGTGCTAATCCATCTTTAGTGAATACACCATATAATTTCTTGTCATAGTATGGATTACCATTACTGTCTCTAGCTATATCAGTCTTATCTACTTCACCATTAGTATAAGCATACTTCTCTTCCTCTCTAATCGCTATATATAAATCTTTACCTATTAAATCAATAATAGTTTCACCTTCTACTTCTACTGTTTTGCCATAGTTTTTATAGCTAATAGTTTCTTCTTTGGTTTTCATATCTTCTAAAGATAATGCTTCACCAGTAGCTACAAAATATAATTGTTTAAACATTTTGAAGTCTGGTAAAGATACAGTCTTACCATTCATTTGACAAGTAGTTATTAGTTTACCACCTTTGTTGCTAACAATATACAATACTAAGTTAATAGCATTACTACCACCAAAGATAAGGTTACAAGCTATACCTTTTTTCTTTGTTTTAGTTAAAAATGCTTTTTCTATGGTTGTATAATATACTCCGCCTTTATCTATAAATCCTCCACCTTGATTACTGTCCATATCATTCTTTGTTACTTCTTCACTTGCTTCTATTACATTTTTTAACATACTACTCATTTAATATCCTTTATAAGAGTTTTTATATCTAATCCATACAAATATATAGATAAAGATAGTTCGTTTAATCTAGCTTATCCTAGACACCTTTAACTATTAAAATAAACCATTATGTACTATAATTGGTTTTTCCAACATTCTCTCAAAGATATATAATCCTATTTCAGGATTAACCATGTTTCGTAATATTTGTCGTTTATTGTCTATTTTAATTTTAGACAAATTAACTCCATATACCGTGCTATTGTCTTTTATATTCATATGCTTTCTTTTATCTTTTATTTTACAAAAAGGTATCTTAAAATTACTCCAAAGAGGATGCCTGTGTAAAACAACATCAGGTTTTATTAAGTATTGATAGTACGGTATTACATTCTCGATTACCCATCTTGTATTTTTTTTAGCAAAGTGTTGCAATAATATAATCTCTTGATAAATGGTCATATCCGGATATAATGCTTTATATTGCCCTGAATGCACTCCACATCTTCTTATATCACTATGAGTAGGACAAGGTGGACTAGCCCATATAAAATCAAATTCCTTGTAATTATTCAAAAGATACTCGTGAGCATCTGCAACTATAATTTTATCATTAGGATATAAATCTTGATATACATTGGCTATATCTTTGTTGTATTCAACTGCTGTTATATCATGTTCATCTCCCCACAACTTACGATTACCACCAATACCTGCATATAGATTAAGTATTTTCATTACTTAATAACTCCATCATTATCATCTTCAGCAGCTATCATAAATAATGCTTGTATAACATATCTTCTAGCATAAGTACAACATATTCCTATTTGTTGAGGAGCTGATAAAGATTTACTACTAGATAATGGTATCTCTAAAGTAGATTTAAACCATTCTCCACTTTCATGCAATACTGTTGTATGAGTAGCTACATTAGTGCCTATAAGTTGATGAGTTTGCATTATAGCTAATCCATTCTTGGCTAATATAGGTCTAACTAAGTCTACTAAGCTATCAAGAGTTAAATACTTGTAATTGTATCCTTCCTTGTTTTTAGCTCCATTAGACATTTGTCCAATAGCTTTAACAAGTGCTTTAGATATATTAGATATGTCTTCACTCATAGTTTCATTGCTACTAGCTACTACTGTTTCTACTTTAACCTCTTCTTTTTTTTCTTTTATAGCTATAAACAAATCTCTCATTTGTTCTTTAGTGTAATCTTTATCTTCAACAGTATAACCTACGCTTGTCTTAATGGCTTCATATATTTTACCATCTGATTTACTTTTAACTTTCATCTTCTACTCCTTATTTAAATATTTGCTTTGTGGTTGCGGTAACCATATCTCACTGCCATCATACTCATATCCCATAAATTGTTCAATAGTGTCAGATTTAATATGTTGTTTTTTTAGAATATTAAACCATCCTCCATTTCCAAAAGATGTTTGAATAATCCAATGTCTTGTATGTTGTTTTGGTTTGTGTTTAATAAATCTATTGGTTGCAACCAAACTTCCTACCACCCACTCTCCTTTTTTATTTTTACCTCTAAATTTAATTTCCATCTTTAACCCTTTAATCAAATAAACCTAGAAGTTCCATCTTCTCTTCCAGTGTTCTTTCTTTGGTAGCTTTCTCTTCTTTAGCTACAACTTCCTCTATCTCTTTTTCTACTTTTTTGTTTTTCTTTTCTACAAAATAATATGGTACGCCTTTTACTAATGTTTCTTCCCAAAGATAACCTCTTTCACTACTAAGTTCTTTAGCTAAATCTATATACTCTTGTATCTTCTTTGTCCAAGTATTTGGTATAAACGGATAGTTTAACATAGTTTGTGATGTTACTTTTTTATCTTCTAATAATAAACTATCAAGTAATCTTTCATGCTTAGGTTTAACTCTTCTTAATACAGCTAATACTTTACTAGACTCCTTAATTACCTCAAATGCTTCTTCCATATGTCTTTTAGATATCTCATCTTTGCCTTCAAAAAAAGCATATATACCTGCTAACTTAGCAGTCTTAAAGTTTCTCTCTGCCATATCTGCTTTTACTGCTGGTTCTAATCCTTTGGTATCTAATATATAATTATCTCCATCAGCTTTGATAGTAGCCCAATAAAGTTTAGCTTCATTGCTTAAATGCAATACCTTATTAAGATTATCTTTACATATAAGAGATTTAATATACTCTCTATCTTTTTCTCTTTTAGCTACAATGCTATTAGATATATCCATTTCCCTTACTACTTCTTCTGGTGTACTTCTTTTGGGTTTAGTATTATCATCTATAAATATCATCCTCCTGCCATACCCCTCGTCTAGTAGTTTTAAGAAAGAACTTTCTACTGCATCACCCTCAAAAAGTCTAGCTTTATTGCCAAAACAATATAGATTAACACTTAAGCCTTTAACACTCATAGCATCAGGGTCAGTTCTTTTGGCAATAGGGTCAAAGATACCATTATCATAAGGCTGTAATAATATCTCAAACAATTCAGCTTTGCTCATAACTGCTATTCCTATCTCATCTACTTCAATATTAATACCTCCTATCTTGGTTAGCGAATAAGTTTCTGCATAAGCAAATAAACCTGAAGTAGTAGCATTGCTTAGTCCTTTAGTCCAATTATGTAATGGTCTAGTTTTCTCTTCTGTTTCTAACACTTTTAAAGTTTTACTCTTATATTTAGGATATACCACATCCCCTAAATAATTAAATGCTTCTTTGAAGTAAAAGTTATCTATTAGGCTAAGACTAGCTCCTTTCCCTCCACCACTATTAAGCAATAAGAGTTGATATATATTAGCTGGAGTTTTACCAAATCCTGACATAGTATCTATCTGCACTCTTAATTGACTACATATATTCGCCATCTTATAGTTAGCTACCCCAATAGCTGTAGCTAAAGGTATAGATGGTCTAGCTATCATTAAATCTTCTGCTATTTGTAAAGCAAATTTATTTAGTTTTTGTTTATTCATTGTTCAGTCCTCTAAGTGCAATGGTTTCATATCTGGGTCAATATCTAAGTTTTCAAATACAATATCTGCAATGCTTCTTCTTGATTGTTGTCGGCAATCATTGTATAGTTCAAAGAAAAAATCATAATATTCTTTTGTTTTAAGAATATACTGAAAACCTCTTCCTTTATCTTCTTTGTTTTTTTGAAAGAAAATAGTAAGAATATCTGTATTGAACTCCAAATCATATTTAAGTTCTATTGCTTTAAAGTTATCAAGTTTATACCCTAAATCAATAGGACTTTGACCTTTAGTCTTAGAAGCTTTACTTTTTGCTTCCAACATCAACCATTCAAGTTTTTGTTTTGTTTGTTTCTGCATCTTTATTTACCAATACTCTGACAGCTTGACTTTTACTGTTAAGATAATGTTTACTAACATATTTATCTAATAAGTCTAAAGTCCGCTTATCTAAGCTAAGAGTAATTTTAATTTTCTCTTGCATTTTTTTGAGTTCCTTTCTTAAGATATTAAAAGTATATCATATACCACCTTAATACTATCTTAGTACTGCTTAATCCTTGAGGTTTCCTTGAGGTTTCCTTGAGGTTTCCTCTTCTTAGTATTAGATATAGATTATTATTACTATTAGATTAGTGTTACTTTTTATAATAAAAAAAAATTTTTAAACAACACTACCCTATATATCCACATACATATTTCATAGCTTCAACCATACTCATACTATGATATTCTTTGAGCACACTAATTACATCACCATACCAACCAGACCCATAATCAGTAATAACTAAACTTTTATAGCTTATAGTTGCACTACTTGTTCTCTCCTCTCTTAACTTAAATTTATTCTTTCTAACTTCATAACCAATAGAAGTTAATATATCTACAACTATTTCAAATGTTAATTGTTCTTTAATTGCTTGCATAGATAGTCCTCTGTATGTTGGTAACATATCTTTATCTATAAGTATCTTCTCTGCTTTTTCTGTCTCTAGTTGCTTACTAGCTACTTCACTATAAAGAAACATATCTACTGCTTTACCTTGATTATAAATTACAATAGCATCATCATAACCCAAGAATGAAGAAGTCTTGGTTAAAGTTTGTAAATCTGTATCAGGACAAAACAATTCTACACTTCTAGCATATATGTCTATATTGTGATTTATATTTATAGCTTTAAAGATTACTCTATATCTATCACATACTAAATTATGTTTGTCTTTTTGATGAGATTTAGTAGTTCCTAGTATATAATCAAAACTACTGTATCTTTTTTGAAAGTCTGATATAGATAAACCATTGTCTATATCTAAAACTATAATATCCTGATTGTTGTTACTCCAATTATCCATAGTCTTATAACCATTCCTCCAAGTAAAAGGACTGTATTGTATTTTACTATTAGTCATAAGTTTATATACATCAGTCCATAATACTTGTTTACTTCTCCAACCTTTTTTGGTTTGTTCATAGTTATCAACTATATTCCCTTTAAGTTTTAAGAATGATAGATTAATCATCTTTTAACTCCTTTGAACTCATAAGACTTTACTTGAAACAATTTAGTTATTTTTCTCATATAGTCAATAGATACTCCAGATTGAGCTATAAGCTCTCTCATTAGTTGTCCATATGATTTATCGTCTAAAGATAGTTCGTTTAATTTTACCCCCTTAGAGGTCATTAAAACACTATGTTTGAGTTTATCTATCTTAACATCTACCATTCTTCATCCTTATAAGGGTCATAATATTGTATTTCCTTAATAACCTCTTCCATAGTAATTAGTTTTAATTTACCTTTGCTATCCCATTGGTTCATTCTTACGAGCTGATTGGTTAATAGACAATCTTGCGGAGTTTCATATAGATTTATATAATCATTATAGTTTTTAGTTCCAGCTTTAAGCTCCTTTATAAATTTAGTAGCTCCAACCTTGCCTATTTTCTTAGCTCCCTTAATACCATCAGTAGAGTCTCCCGTTAAAGATTGATATATATACCATTCCTTAATCTCTTCATCTGTTTTAGCATTATTCCATTCTGCTTTCTTGTAATTAAAAGATATAGTAGGTATAGCATTAACAATATCTTTGTCTATTGCTGCAACCATATATCCTTTATAAGCATATCTAACACAAATATCATCTGCTTCAAATGTACTAGATACCAATACAATAGGCTTAACCCTATTATAAATCAATTTCTTTAACTCTTTAGTGTTTTGCACCAATAACTCTTGTTCGTTTGTTTTAGATGCCCTAGAGGCTTTATAATCACTATATATGTTATATCTAAAGTTGGTTTTAGAAGTAAATGCTATTTTTAAATCATTTAACTTAGATACTTTATCATAACAAGCTGTTCTTATAGTGCCTATTCTTTCCATAAAATTCATATATGCTAATTCTATGTTATAGTCTTCTCTAAATTGATAACAACTAGCAAAAAGTAAACTATCGGCATCGATTATAATACTGCCTGTATCTTCTCTAGCTATTAATTCATCTAACATTCCCATATATTATCCTTTATATTTCGTGTAATTCTTCAGCTAAGGTTAAATAGTTTCTACCGTCTTGGTAACTATCAATTAGCGTATCTCCTTTAGCTGTAATTGTTCTGCTTATTTTCAATAATGACATCATATTTGCTACTTGGTATGGTTGTATATTGTGGTCTAAATATATACTCCATAGTCTAGCTATTCTTGTAAAACTAGACTTTGGAGTACCATAAGATTTAGCTCTCTCTTTTAGTATCTCTTCATCATTCATATTATTTTCCTGCAAAGATATTAACTATGACAGCTAAAGTAATTACTACTCCAGCTAAAATTATTGGTGCTACCATAAAGCCTATATATAATAATATACCTGCTCCTATTACTTCTAACATTACAACTCCTTGTCGTTATAATATTTATCAGTTACATATCTGATATTTTTTGTTTCAGGAAATATTATCCCTAGCCTATCTCTTTCTTCTTTTGATAGTAAATCTTTCTCTTTTGCGATGTTATGATATTTAGTTGTGGATATATTACATATTCTTTTTATCTCTGGTTGTTTTATACCTTTGTTTTTAAGATAAATAAATATCAATTTATCTCTAGTCATTTAGTCATCCTCCATTAAATATTTATCAATCATTTGGTCATAAGCATAATCTGGGTCTTCCTCTAACACATAATGATAGTTTTCCTTAATCCATTCCTCTATCACATCATCTACATCTTTGCCATCTCTGGCATAATCTATAAAATACATTAAATCCTCTCTCTCTGCTTTATCTTTAACTTCATCCCAATCAGGATACACTTTAATCATTCTCTTCATTGTTGACTCCTTATCAGTTGAGCCAAAACCACCTTCACCTCTTTGTGTTGGCTCTAATTCTTCTACTTCATTTAAGTATATTTTTGGTCTATATACTAACATCATCTGACATATTCTATCACCTTTTTTTATTGGTCTTGGAAATGATGTTCCCTTATGAGATACTAGTTTTATCTTTACTTCTCCTATAAAACCACAATCTATTACTCCAACAGAATTACTTAGTGTTGTAAGGTCTTTAAAGCCCATTCCTGACCTGCTAAACAACAGCAAAGCATAATCTCGTGGTACTTCAATCTTAAAGCCTAGAGGTACTTCTGCTGTAAAAACATGTCCATTAAACTTCCATTCCACATCTTCTCTAGCTCTACAATCCATGCAAGCATCTGTATCGTGTGCATATGTTGGTTTACAATCTTTGTCAAGCAACTTTATTTTCATTTTCCAACTCCTTAATCATTTTATTTGTACTCTTTACCCACTCAACCATTCTCTTACTACCTGTTAAAGGAAATTCGTATTTATGGTCTAAAAACAGAGAACCAGTAACAAAAGAGTTTATTGTTCCATTTGTTACTCCCTGCACCTTAGCTACTGCTCTTACAAGTGTATACTCTTTGTCATATACATCTAATAGCTTGTAATAATTCTCTTGTGCTTGGTTCTGCAAAGCTTTATTCTTAGATATTATATTGTTAAAATAATCCACATCTATATATAGCTTATTGTCTTCTTTTTTAAATCCTTGTAAATGAGGACTGTTATAGCTCCTAAATTGGTTATGCTTTACATACAAGTTTGTTCTTATATTATGTTCTCTAGCATAATCAGTAACTCTAACCCATCTCATTACTTAATCCTTTCGTCATTTATTACTCTTTCTAACATTCTATAAGGCACAAACTTTTCTCCAAATTTATTAATGCAATTTTTCATGTGTGCAAGTCCCATATCTTTAATTTTAAGTTTTTTACCATCCTTTGTTATCCAATATTTAGAATTTCTCATTTTATGGTAACTTTCCATAAAAGCATCTGCCTCATATTCTATATCTTCAGCTAAACTCATTACTTACTCCTTATAAATTTGTTACAACAAAAAGTTTCATCACTTTCTATTTCTAAAACAGGACATTTGATAGAAACATATAACTTACAATTTCTACATACTCTATTTTCAAAATCATCATAGATTTTATCTATTTTAGTCATTATTTTTCTAGGCTTTCCATATGCATCCCTGTCTTGTCTAAACAATTCTTTTGCCTCTTCTCTTGTCATTATTTACTCCTTAATTTGTATGGATATTCTCTAATTTCATTTGCTTCAATAAATGCAACAGCTTTATTATAGGTATCAAATTTAATATTTTCTAACATATCG